TTTACAGTTTTGTCAGTATATGTAACAGTATTAATACCAGATATAAATGTTCCAGTAGTGTTAAAACCAACAGTTGAATCAACAGTTACAACACTTGCACCGACACCAGTGTTTCCAATTACTCTTGTTCTACCTGGTATTGTGAATGTTCCTTGTATCAGATCAACATCATTAAAACCAACAAATAAACTTACTTTATAGTATATTGGTAGAGGTAAATTTCCTTCTTTAGTTGTTAATGGTTCAACATCAGAAACGGCACCTCTAGTTGCTGAATCTGTAGATTTTGTAACAGATTGACCTTTTAATTTAAGAGGATCTCCACTAAGTATCTGACATACTAAAATTTCACGTCGAATAAACTCAGCTGCTGATGGTTTTAATAAAAGAGATTCTAAATCAATAATTTTTGGATTTACTCCATATAAAACATTAAATAATATTCTAAAAGATTCCTCAGTGCCTTTTGATTGGTAAAGAGTGCTTGCCTCTTTAATAAAATTACCAGCATTAAGTGAGGGTACAAAAGTAGAATTTTCTAATTCAGGTGTTAATGTAAATTTTTGTTTTTTATAAAATTCTTTTAAGAATAAAGAACTTAAATTAGTAACAGTTGTATTTGCTACTCCAACACTCGCAGATGAAGTTGAAAATACTAATTGACCTGGATTATCGGTAGAATTATATGTTGTTATTCCACAAAAACCACGTATACATCCAGTAAATGAAGTTGAACCAATACCAGAGTAAGTTATGATTTCATCATTAATTTTAAAAAGACCGTATTGTTTTGGAAATCCTTTTGTAGAATCAACATATATTGTCGTATCAGCTGTTCCAATTCCAATTGAAAGAGTGGTTCCAGATCCAACTACTTCGGGTGTTAAATTATCTAATTTTAAATATTGATCTAAATTATCAATAATATCAATTGTACCACCTTGATGCTCCTGAGAGAGATAATATTGCTTAAAGAAATCGACAGACTTAGGACTTTCAGATAATAGAAATTCTGGTAATTGATTTTCAATTATTTGTTGTATATTAATTCTAGTATCTAATCCCCCAGTGGTTGTGATCATATTTTATCCTCTAAATTTTTCTCCATTGTTATAACTGGATGTTACCTTAAATCCTACACCAGAAATCTTCTCACCAGAAGTAATGGTATCTTTTACCATATTTATTGTGCTATCACCGATACTAAAATCAAGATATATGTCCTTTAAACCAATAACATCATTTGATTCTGGAAATGCTTGAACTTCAATTACATTATTTGGTTTTTCTGTCGAAATAATATTAACTGTTGTTAAATTTATATCTCCTTTTACATAATCAACTGTTCCTGCTGATTGGGCGATGACTGAATCTGTATCATTTCTTGGGTCTGTCTTAACGATTGAAATAATTCCCGTCTTTAAGTCTGCATTTGGTGTATCTGTTAAGAAACACTCACCTGTCTCTCCAGCGATTGTAAATTTTGTACTTTTAATATTGAATCCACCTGGTTTGACATTAAACTGATTACCAAAACATAATTCATACTGAGCAAACTGATTTGTAAGAACTTGTAAATTTCTTCGAATTGTAACTCTTGTAATATTTGATGTAATTGCTTTATCAACGTTATCAATCACGTTTAGGACTTTACTATACTTAAATCTACCACCAAACTTGTTAACCTCTCTTGATTGTGAGTAAGTTGACAGTGCACTTGTGACACGAGTCTTTAAATCATCGACATTTGTAACTTGAGCTGAGTTATAGTATACAAATGAATCAAGTTCAACGTATAATATCTGTAAATCGACTATTTTTTGATTAATTCCAGTCAAAGAGTAGTTTTTAAGGTTATTAAGTATTTGAACCTTATCAAAATCTGATATAAATTCACCATTTTTGGGTTTTATTGATATAAAGACAGTTCCAAACTGTGGTGGATCTAAATCTTCACCACCTATTACGGATATTGACTCAGTATTTGGGTAAATTAGAGGAACTATCGCTTCATAGTCTCTTGAAGTCACTGCTCGATACTGAGATGAGTATAAACGAGGAGCAAAATACTTAATTGAGTCAATTGTTTCAATATCTCCACCATTTGAGGCAGAAGTTATTGTTACTATGTTTGGTGTATTAACAGGAGTTATACTTATCTCGGTTGAATTTACGATATTTCCAGCAAATGAGAAAAATGCAGGTCCGTTACCTGATGTGCCATTCGTTGTGATATAACTTACGGTAATATTTGCGTCATTTTCAAGTTTTCGACCAATTAACCCATCACCGAACAAAATTTCATATTTTTCGTCCTGAACTTCCTGAAGTAAGAAGATTTCTGAATCTTTATCAACTCTTAATATATTATCTACCTTTTTATACTCCCTATCTCCCACAAATACGACTATTGTTGAAGTATCAATGAAAGGATTGTTTAAAATAAATTTTTGATCTAATGAACCATCATATGTGAATCGTTTTGTTAAAAATGTCCCTTCATAAATCTTGATTGGAGCATCAGATGTACCAAATGTTGCCTTACTACCAGTACCACTAGATATGGTGGTTGTTGTAATATCTTCGGGTATTGAGAACACATATGAGGTGTCATCATAATTACCAACACACACCAAACCCGCCTTCAAAGTCATTGTAGGTGTTGGTGCTACACTTGTAACTTCAAAGGTTATACCCGCTGTTGCTGCCGTTCTGGAGCGTGGTACATAACCAATGTTTCTTGCGAGTGAAACAACGTTTTCACGCAGTGTTGCCGAGTCTAAAAATGACTCATTAACAACCATATTTGCGTTAAATGAAGTTATATACGTATTATATGCGAGAGTATCGATTAAGACAGAAAAATTAGACCCCTCAAAGTCAAAATCTGTAAATGTGCTGTTTGCACGAAGATAATTTTTGATTTGGGTCTTTATTTGATCGAAATCAAGGTTGGAAAATTGCGTAAAAGGCATGTTATCTAGTTGCCTCTAGTAAAAATGTGAACTCTTGGGTGGGAAACTGTTGACCAATAATATCAAATATGACATTTACCTCAAATTCGTTAGAATCTGGTCTTGGAAAGACGTTTATTTGTAAATTATCAACTCTAGGCTCAAAATTTTCAATCGCAATTTGAATTTGTTTCTGAATTACTGATGCTGTACCATAATCAACGAAGTTAAAAAGACTCGAACGGACATCTGAACCTAAAGTTGGGTTAAAAAACCTCTCTCTAGGTATTGTATTCACGATATTTCTTACAGATCTCTTAATCGCATTCTCATTCTTTAGTACTGTAATGTCTTTTGTTACTGGATGGGCATTAAAAGACAAATTAATGTCCTTAAATGCTCTTGATATCCCTTCAATTGCCATTGGTCATGAGTTTTCTTCTTTATTTATACCTAATTCTAGAGAATACTATTCGTTTAGATTAATATCTTTCTCTTCAAAGTTGTCATCGTCGTGCATGACCTCACGAATGACCTTTTTATCACTTCCGACTGGATAATCGGTAATTAATTTGGTGGTATTACAGGTTTCTTTCATGATTTTTGTAACCCTATCTACACGAACTACCATTGTTTTAGATGAATTTTGGTTTTGTTAATGTTATTTAGTAAAAAAGTACTAAAAAATATCATTTTCCTTGTCCTCGGTACTTCTTACGAGCCGAGTTACGAGAGGTTGCCGAGAATTTGCTGTGTTTTCCAGTTCCTTGACGAGTTTTTTTCGGTTTTGCCTCAATTCCTCCACCGATTGCCCATGAACCTGTTGATGATTTTGCCATATTTTGGTATTTTAAGTAAATTTATGTATCTTTTATCACTTCTGTAGTGATATCAGACGGATCTGGAGATCCTGTCTTGTAATATTCGATAGCGAGGTCTTCCATTCGCTCCATATATTCAAATTGAGATAGGTCACTATAGGTTTCTTTGCCTTTAATTAGGATTGTATAGCGATCAGACATTAAATAACCCTCGTTTTTTCGTGTCCAACTCGAATTCGAGGATCGCACCATATTTGAAAACCAGCATTAATCGCATCAAGACAGAAAGAAACGTCTTCACCACACATGTCCTGTACTGCTCCAGACTCAAAAACCTGCATTTTAGGTGCGAACCAAGGATATTTCATCTCTGGGTGCTCAAATACACCGTGCTTTATTAATAACCAACCAAAACCAGCATAATCAACAGTAAAAGGCTTTCTTCTCTTTGAAATACTATCTAAGTTTTCGTGATTCATGACTCCACCATTCTTTGAGAAGTCCTCTTCTTCTAACCAGTGAGCAACAGAAGTTGTACGTCCGTCCTCAGTACAGTACCAACCAGAGGCAATATCCTTATCCATTAGTACTAACTGGTAAAACTTCTCAGTACCAAAGACAATATCACTGTCAATCCATAACTGATAATCATATTTTAAGTTTCCATCCCAAGGAAGTTGATCAGGTCCTCGAAGAACGTTAGCACCCAAACACTTACAACGGGCGAAATTTACCATTGATGAATAATCTTGTGATATCTGTATACTTGCTCCTGATTGTACAAGATCAAAACATAGTTGTACAAATGATTTTAAAAATGTATATGATACTCCTCGACCTGGTAGACAAAATACAATTGTCTTACCCTTTATCATTGCTCTTGCTTTATCGTAATCCCACTCTGGTGTGTCTTTCTTCTTACTCTTAGGAGTATTTGCTTTTACTGTAAATCCTTTAGCCATAATAATTTGCAACTACAATTATATAATACAATATTATATAGATTATGTCAATAAGAGTGCTCTGTAGTGTTATCAGCATCTTCAACTTCACTGTATGTTAGATCTTCCTTAAAATAAGATCGATAAATTCTACCCCAAATAATATCAAACTCGCTTTGATTTAAATTCTTGAACAAACATTTATCTTCAAGATAGATGTGATATGATTTGTTTTTAGTCATCTCTTTCGGTGATAAAGATCTCATCGTCCTCCATTTTTAAATTAATTTCTGTACCTTCGTACCAACCTTTTTCGTTTACCATCCACTCTGGAATTATTGTGAAGTAGTTTCCAGTTACTGGGTCAATCTCTATGGTCGTAAAATTTTCAGCGGGATTTTTTTTCATTCATTTGAACCTACCAGTTGTTTTTATATAGCGAAAAAAAAAATTTGTATTCGCTGATAATTTAGCTCGCTTCCGTAACACTTTATAGATTAGGGAAGTTACCCTTTTTTATATACGGGGGGCGATCACGCAAATATAAACAAACCCCCATCAAAGGGGGCGAACTGCTGATTCACGAACGAACGAACCGTGGGTTATTAAAGTTTGCGTGACTAAACGAACGTCTGCGGACTAACTTAATGTGTCCGTACTCATTAAACTTAACGTACCCTTCGCCCTCATGTTGCTCCCCATTCAAGGTTGTTTCCAACTCCCCGAACGTTTCGCAAGTGTCCATGTAATCTTCCTTAAGTGATTGTACCAACTTCCAAAGGAAAACGATCTTACTATTTTCCCATTCTTTGGGGTTAATCTCTCTGCCCTCACGAATATACGCATTAAGTTCCTTCTTAAGTTCGGCAACCTCACGATCATTAGTAAGAAAGTCAACACCCTTTGCCACGATACGGGCGAACTTGATATAATTATTAAGTTCACATAGATCCCCTTCTGCTACCTCTGGACGTATGAACTTGACGTATCCGCTACGGTCTGATAGATTATTATGTAGTGGATACGGTCTGTTCTCATAGTATTCTGTATGCGGTGCGATTATGATTTGCTCATCTGCTACGGTAGGAAGTGTATAAGTTAGCGTGTTGGGTGTCCATGTGTTAGACCCACCGAATCCGATGAAGTCCCCTTGATATATGCTTTTATCTCTGGACGGCAACCAACGGAAACACGCTGTAAGAATTTCATTCAACTCACCCTTATAATTTGCGTCTATGTCATCATACGACTTCATCAACTTTGGTTTACGCTTATTAAAAACTGACTTCGTACCCACAAAGAAACGACCATCTTTCGGATCATTACCCCACACGACAGCGGGCGACCCGTCAATCTTAGCGGATAAGTTACCACTGCTGCCCATACAATCAAGGGCAGATAGATCCCCTGTTAAAATTGTGTCTTCGGGGTGTTCAATGTGAGTTAAAGGCATAAAAAGTAATAATAAAAAGTAAATAAAGTTCATTAAGCAAATATAGGATCAGCGTACTTAGAACATGGGTGGGGTTGAGATGGAGAGCAACCGAAAGAGGCAATAAACTCATCAAGTGCTTTCACGTCATCTTCGTGTAGATCATCGAAATCAACTTGGGCAATGTGGTCAACTCCCCACTCTGCCACCTCAAATACGAACTCTTCCCAATCACAACAAACGTAAGCAACGTTTTCAAAGTTGTCGCTTGATAGGATTCTGTCGGAGATTCTTTTTGAAAGTTCGGTCATAAAATTTAAAGTTAGTTTTAAAAGGGGCAACCCAGATTGGCAGTTTGGGATTAAATCCTGTCGGATCGCCTTGCCCCCTATGTACTTAATTATAAAGGAAAATCCCCCAAAAAAGGGGGATGAATGTGACAGTAATTATACTGTCATACCTGAGATAAAAGGAACTACGGAATTGTCTAAACTGTCACGAAGATACCAAACCCAATCTTTTTGAAAGATTCCCATGCTTGGCACGAACTCATCAAGCAGTGCATTTAATCTTGATTTGGTTGTGACTGATTGCCAACCGCCATCTTTGATTGTAAGTGCATTTGTTGCAGTATCAAGTGATGCAATGTGGTTCCCGTGTAGGTAAACATCAACGTCAGTTGTAATGCCATTTCTGTTTTTGAAACAACGAACTGAAGTGTTACCAGATGAGAAGTTTTTTCTGTATCTGATTGCAGAGTTCATCATCATTTCAATTTTACGCATTTTGTAAAGGGGGTGAATTGCTTATGTACCTATTATAACTGATAGGTGCAGTGTATGGGTGCAAAATGGACAGTAATTAAATTGGCACACTAAAAATCATTTAGGATTGACTTTCTACGAACTGTGCTTTTATAATAGGATGTTTTCTTTGGATCAGGTCCTAAGAAGTATTCCATGAGATCCACTTTTGAATCAAGTAGTGCTTTTGTCTTTTTGTTCATTAGAAATCCTCTCTGAATAGTTGATAGTAAAGTTCGTTCATGATACCAAATTCAAACGAAGTTGACGCATGCTCTTCGGTTTCGCCCTCATAGCATTTCAGAATTTCATCATAGTTCATTGGCACACCTCCTGAAAACGATTGTTTGCGATTTCAATTTGCTGATCCTCATCAAGATAAGGGAACGCTTCCTGTACCTCTTCAAAGATTGTTAATAAGAGGTCTTCGTGATGTAGAGTAGACATAAAAATAAAATTTCCATACTTTAATAATAAACCCTATTTTGACAGAATAGGGAAACTGTGTGACACTAATTAAATTGGCATAAACCAGCCCATTTTTTCTGAATCCCATGTAGAATCATCAGTAGTGATGATTTCACCCGCATTTAAGAAGTCGCCAAAACATCTTTCGCATAGGCACTCATAACCCTTTGGCATTTGATAATCTTCCTGTATGTCCCCATGCCAATAATAATAGCGATGGGGTTCATATAATGGATCTTTTTCAAGCTCCTCTTCGGTGATGTCCTCGCCATCTATGTGATTGTCATCATAACAACCACACTCATCACAAAATGCCATTATTCACCCCTCACCTCAAATAGTTCATATGAGATGGTATCATGTAAATCTACGTCAATGTCCTCTTTAAGGCATCTACGTAGAAAGGTAGAGGACGCATTTCTTACGTCCTCTGGTGTTAAATTGAATACGTCCATTATAGGTAACCTGCGAACTCCATTCCTGGTTCATCATAGAACCAACTGAATCCAACATCTGGGAACATGTCACGAAGTTTGCGACAGATTGCTTCGGGTGGACTCCAAGCAGTACTAAAATTGAGCTCAACTTGCTCTGAATCATATTGCTCCACTTCCACACTTCCATTAATATCCCACTTGGTATCCCAGTTTGCTAGATTCCAATCATACCATCTTGAATCATTTGTACCATCTGGAAACTCCTTAGTCACGAATGAAACCTCCCCATCTGCATTCTTATGTTCTTTTCTGATAGGTAGTTCACCATTCTTGTTTGGTGTATTGTCCCAATCAGGGGACGGTATGATTTTACCAAATACTGAATCCTTAGACTCAAAAATTTCTATGATCTTAGCAATGTCTTGCTCGTTACCGTTTCTTGCGTATGCGGTAACTCTGTTTCTGCACCAGTTTGGCATAGGTTTTTAATTTGTTTGGTATGTACTTATTATAAAACCCCACTCTCACGAATGGGGTTTGCATGTGACACTTATTTAATTGGCATGATACCTCTCACATCGTTGCTTAATATGGTAGATTTACCATTACATACATTGTCAACCAAATTATCATACGTCTGGAGATCCCATCCTTTTTGCTCTGGTACATCCAGTTCATATGCCATCATGACCAGATCATACAAGTATTCGTATTGACCCGCTGTGAGTTCGATGTTAATTCCTTTCATGATTTTACCTTGGGGAGAAATTTGTTTGCGTAGTAGTCAACTCTGACTAGTTCCCGCTTGTATACACACATTGTAAACACGGTTCCAAATAGATGAGCGAAATGAAATTCATTAAGTTCATTAAACGATTCCCAATCTGAAACGGGAATCGCATTGTTTAGATCCGCTGTACCATCTCTGAAAGTTGGTGCTGACATAAAAATGTTATTCTCATCGATCCAAAAAGAATAACCTAGAATTTCGCTGTTGTAGAGATCTGGCATATTACTCATCCAGTAGTGATAGAAATTCTCTGTATTCATACTCTGAATACGCTCTTCTGTCCTCTGGGATGAAGTCTTGCCAATCACATCCTTCGATCTTGTATTCAAGTTGACCATTTAGGATCTGATATTCAAACGTTAAACCATCAACGGGAGAGGTGAAAGTTTTAATCATAAATCTTGGGATAAGGTTTATATAAGTATATTAATCGATTTTGAGTCAAAAAGAACCACTAGTGTGCCAGAAATATAAGTGGCACATCATCTCACACAATCAAGTCAGCTTGAATTATAATAAAGGAAATCAATCAAACAGTTCGAGGGTACGAACTTTAAACTCTTCGTCACTCAAGCAGCTCAATTATAATATGGTCAGGATATTATAACAATCGCCTGTCAAGTCTCATTGTGCCACTTTCCCAACTGTCACAATACCAACCCATAATATGTGCCAATCTAGAAAGTGTCACAAGATAGCTTGAAATATTAAATTTTTAATGTTAGATTTTAAATTCTTGTATATAAAATTTCATGCCTAGACAACTTTCCACACACCAACATCACATAACTTTCCCAAGGTTATGTTATATTATACCTGTGTGCTATCTCGTACATTATGTTGTTATGCATAATGCATATATGCTAGTTCTTGAAAGCTAGTTTGCTTACGTGCATATTCCTCGTCGAGATCATATGTATCTGCATATTCCTCGTCGAGATTGTTTATAGAATCTAGATCCTCTTCGTACATGATTCTAGTCGAGATTATGTTGTATATTGTTATTATACATGAATCTAGTCGAGATGTCAATAATGTGTATAAGTCTCGTCTAGATTTCATAACAAAATATTTATAATCTAGTCGAGATTTTTATGTGTGGATATGAGAATTTTTCGCCCTCTGGGGTTGACAAAGCGTCTTCCTTATGCTACGCTCGCTAAACTCACAAGTCTCTGAGACCTTTAATCAGTACAGAATACTTACAGATTACACATAGATTCTAAACAGATTCTTCTTTCAATATAATTAACACTTTTATATTTAAAAAGGTATTTAAAATCTAAATTAAATGTTTTTCTGTATCATAGTATACCAAATACCCCTCAGTTAACATGTGTGGTCATGAGTGGTCATTGTCCTCTGTGAGTATTCTGATGTGCGGTAGTTCCATACTCACTCTCTTTGGATTCCAGTACGATTGAGTCATCATACTTACTCTTTCTTTTCTTTACAAATCTCAACTCTTTCCATTGACTTTCATAACATAACAGAAGTATATGTATGTATTTGTGATGATTATTTTTATTATATTGACACTCTGGTTTCTTCTTTACACCAACTTCGATAGTAAGATACTGTTGTGTCTCTCGAAATCCTCTTTTATTTTCTGGGGGTTCTGATATGAAATAAACCCACCCCTCATCACTCAATCCATGTCGATTCCATACGACATAATCATTGACTTTTGGTTTATACATCCCTCACAACTCTTAGGTCATTTGGATTCCAACCCTCATTTATAAGAGCGTTTAGCCGCTCGGAACAGACAGATTTTGAAAGACCCTTATAGTTTTCAACTTGTTCCCATCCCATCGTTGAGTTATTTTCAATTCGATAGAGTTTAACACCTTGCGAGGATGCTACCTGTCTCTCTAAGATTTCCTTGATTGATTTAAGAGATAACAATAATTTCTGTTTCTCTGAGTTATCCGATACAAGTGATATAAGTTGATCGGTAAGTACAAGTGCCTGTTGCTGTTTCATACAAATTCCTCCAAATAATAATCTACGGATACACCCACATCCTCCGCACATTTATGAAAATAGGTTTTATTATAGATGATCTGAGATTCCCTACGAAAGTAATTAGCGATCTCTACATCTGCCCGACTCATGAAAGATTTAAAAAGTTTCATGAACTCATTGACTTCTTCGTCACTCATAATCGTAACCTCATCGTCATACTATGTATTCATCCAGTTCTTGTTCAAATATTTGTTCAAAACGTAGTATGGCATTTCGGATACTACCATCATCCGTACCATCTGAGTATACCACACAATACTTGGAAATGCGATCAACTAGCATATTATCAAGATTTGGATACAATTCCCTGATCTTTGGTACATACTGTTTTGCTTCCTCTGCCAAACTGGTCTTTGTGTTGTGAACTAACTTAGACATTTTCCCTCCTGTTCTTTTTGAAATCACAATCTGTGTACTCTTTGATCTCTTCGACTACTTCATCATAACCATCATCCCAGTAGTTTTTTGCTTCATCAATGAACTCAACATCTGACATATCATCATAGTATTTGTCAAGATCATCCATTACATAGGCAACCAAGTCCTCGGTTGACATATTGTCCACCATTCTCTCAACCAAGAATGATTTAAGTTCATTTAACTGGTTCTGTGTCATACCAGTTTTTTCAAGTTTAAGTTGGTCGTTTAAATTCATTAGAAAAATCCTCCGTTAACCTCTGCGTCTTGTAGTTTCTCAAACACTTCGACTTGTGTTTCTGATAACTCAAAGTCCATATCTCTCAATATGTCATAGAGTTTGATAGTTTCATACAGTTCATCGCCTGTAAAGGAAACTGAAATTGTTGTGTTCTCAATCATAAATCCACTCCGTTGCGTGTCTGTCGTGTATGAACTCTTGTAGTTCTTCGTATGATCCTTCCATGTCAAGTACATATGGTGCTAGTACCTCATACAAGTTTTCATCATACCTATCAATCTCTTCTCTGATCTCATCCTCTGTACACTTGTTCAATTCGCCAAGATAGACTACACGAATCCAA